GGTGCCCGGTTTGTGCAAGATAGGCCGAAAGGCGCTCTATGTATTCCGCTGCGCCAATGTCGCCCAAGCTGTCCACCAGCTTCCCATGCTCTTGCCCGTCGAGCCACACGTTCTCAAATTCGCCGTATTTCGCCTTTGCCGCGCTTTCTTTCTTTACTCCCCCTTTAGGGGGAGTTTCTTTCTTTAAGTTTTTAGCTTGTTCTAATTGTTCTTCTGTGTGTCGGTCGGGTGTCACCCTCCTGTCACTTCGAGTGTCATTTACTTGATAAGCATCGTAGTTTTTTATTGTGTACAGGCCAAAATCAGAGTGTCGTTCGTGTGTCACTTCGCCTGTCGATTTTAAGTGTTTTATTGCAGTACGCACATTTCGCTCACTCAATCCCAGTTCACCGGCAATTTCCGCAAGGCTTGTCGCACACTGCCCTCGGCCCACTGTTACGCCGCGCCATTTCCTCGGTTCAAAATTGGCCTTCAAAAGCAAATGGATAAACACCCGCATGGTGTTTCCGTCCCTGTACCATTCCCATCCTAAAAGCCTGCGGTGCAGAAGGATAAAACCTTCCATCTGTCACACCCCGCTTTCAGAAAGGCAAATCTTCTTCGCTGTCAATCACCGTAAAATCCTCCTGCCCATCCTTAATGTCTACATTTCCCGCTGCCGGTGTAAACGACGTTTTTCCAGCACCGACAGAAGCCTTGCTTTCGGCAAAGTGGATGTTGTCTGCCACCACTTCATAGGCTGTGCGCCTGTTGCCGTTCTTGTCCTCATAGCTGCGTGTCTGCAAGCTGCCGTTCACGGCAATCAGGCTGCCCTTTCCAAAGTATTTGCACACAAATTCTGCTGTTTTGCGCCATGTCACAATGTCGATAAAATCCGCCTTGCGCTCTTCTCCGGCGCGTGCAAAGCTGCGTTCCACCGCAATGCGGAGTGTACAGGTTGCAACCCCGTTCGGCGTGTGTTTTAACTCCGGCTCTGCGGTCAGTCTGCCCATGAGGGCGATTACATTCAGCATGTCAATCCTCCAAATAGCTTTTTCCAAATTCACGAATGAAATCCTCTTTGCTCCACCCGTATTTTTCCATGGCCGCCCTCTGCCCCCGCACCTTTAAGGCCCGGTTTGCCTCTGCGTTTTGGTGTACGCTGTTCGGCCCATGTTGGTGGCACCGGTCATGGCATAGGCTTACCCAAAGCCCAATGCGCTTCGATTTTTTACGGTATGCCCCGCCGAATATCTCATGCCGGTTCAGCGGGTCTTTGCTCCCGTTGGCATAGCAGATAGCGCAGCACTCGTCCGCGTCCTCCTGCACAATGCTGGGCGCATATCCGTTTCGGTCAAGCTCTGCGCCATATCCATTTACCGCCATTCCTGCATCATCCTCTCTATCTCCTGCGGCGGCGCTGTTTCAATTTCAAGCTGCCTGCACTCCTGCACAATAAGGTCTATCAGCCGCGCCATCTGCTTTGTGTCGTATACGCTGGAGCCATAAAAGCACCGAATGTTGTGATACCCCGGAATGTTTGCACATGGCCCCATGTCCTCGCATATCCAGCCTGTGCGCCCGGCGCTCCATATCTCTTTCCATGCCTCTATTGCATCCTCACGCACAGGCACTATCTTGCTGTTCCCGCCCACAAGCGGTATCGTCTCGCGGTAAATTTCCTCCGGCGATTTCGCAGGTCCGTTTTTAGAAAGCTCCACTGCCAGCTTGTCCAGCAGCACCCAGCAATAGGCGTTCGCGTCAAGGCTCCGGCGCTTTGTCTTTTGCTTGATGGTAAGCACATATTGCTTTCCCTTGTCCAGTCCATTCACCGCCGCCAGAATCCGCGGCAAAAGGCTCATAAAGCCGTCCACCTTAAAGCACCATTCCTGCATAGTTAGCCCCCATCAGGCGTTGCAGCCTGTAAAGCCTTCATTGCTTTGTGGCAATCCCAGCATAACCCCTTTCCATGCTGGCGCTTCGTCCACTCGAAAATATCATCGGCAGTCCATATACTTCCGTCCGTTTTCTTCCCCGGTTTCACTGGCTTGCCGCACATTTCGCAAACAGGCGCCGCTATCTGCCCATCAGGCTTCCGTCCGTACTTTGTTTCATCTGCTTCCCAGTACACGTCAGCCCCCACTCCAAGCTGCTTGCATGCCACGCTGATAGCATCTGTCAAGGCCATTTTGTATGCCTCGTCGTTGGTGGAAAGCTGTCCCTTCTCTGTTTGGATAAGCATGGAGCCGCCAGTGCCCGGAGAACACTTTTTCTCGCCCTCCAATATGTACCAAAGCAATATGTCGCAGAATGCCGCCACTTCTCCGTTAGCCCCTGCTTCTGTCCATTGCTTTTCAATCGTGTATCCCCAGCCTGTACCACAAGGGCCAAAGCGTTCTGTCAGCGCCTTGATTCGCCACATGGGGTTAATGTCCGTCTTACCTTTCAGCTTTCCCCCTGCAATTTGCCTTTTTGCGTTTTCCGGCACCGCACGGAACTTTTCGTATAATTCAAGATTGTTCATCTTCCACCTCTTAAAATTCTTTGGTTTCATTTTTTTTCAAAGGGCATTTTTCCCCTACACTATGGAAAGGGTCTACCAGCCATTCCCCTGTAAGCCTGCAACTATACCGCTTGAAATTTTCCTCATACCGGCAGAACAGTTGACAATAGTTACATGTCACATGTTCACAGGGAAAATATACCCGCACATTTGCTTCCATTTCTGTATAAAATGGGATGCCATCCTCAAACATAAATCCTCTTTTCTTTAAGCAATTCTTTTGTCTGTGCAATGCTCGCACCCGATAATGTGGTCTGTGCCGTGCCCGTAGTACACTTCGTCGCCTTGATATATTGCATGTCCGCATTCCGGGCAGCGCGTCACCGCTTCCGGCTCCGGCGCATAATCCCAATGGCTGCGCATGTTTCGGGTCACAGCTTCATGCAGTGTCATTGACTTTTCCTCCCTTGGGTGCTATCCTTTAGATAGTGTGATTTTTCATGCTGCCCTTGCGTTCCGTGCCAGCGGATGCAGGGCTTTTTATTTTGCCACGATTTTGTATACCGTCGTATTTATGCCGGTCAGCGTATCTTCCCGTTTTCCGGCCTGTATCACCTTGCCTTCCCGGTCAAGGTCTGACAGTCTCGGCCTTACGCTGTTCATATCGGTATATCCCAGCGCCTGCATTACTTCGCGGGCTGTCATGCCGTCCTCCGGCCCTGCTTCAAGCACTGCGAGTATCTTTTCTTTCCTCGTCGGCATGTCCACTTTCGCAAGGCTTTCCCGGCGGCATCGCGCGCTGATTGCTCCATTCGCGCCCATCTTCCGTCACCTCCATTTCAGCCGCTTCTTCCTCCACATCTTCGCGTGCGCGGCCAATCTCACGCTGTGCCATGCGCAGCGCCTTTTCTTCCCCGGCCCGCAGCGTGTACACCTTGCCGTTCACTTCCAACTGCATCACATCCACCGTGGCGTCAAACAGCAGGCGCACACTTGCGGCATAGCTGGCCCGGCTCTCTGCTATCTCCATTGCACTGCGCACCATGTTCAGCATTTCTTCATGTTCTTTTGTCACGTCTTACACCTCTTTTCTTTGGCTTGTAGGGCGTGCCCTCGTGCTTGTAGCACTCTGCCGCAGGCATGCCCCGCGGGTTCCCTGTTTCAAGGCAGTAGTGGCAGGCGTGCATGCACTTGCTGCTGTTTCCCATCGTCCGCCAGTATTCGCAGCCCCGGCACTCGACTACTTCATTTCGCTTCGCCATACCAGCCACACGATTCCCCCTAATCCCGCAAACACAAGCAGCGCCGCCACCCATCCCGCAGGGCATCCGTCTATCACGCCGCCCAGCGCCGCAATCATAAGTACAATCGCCGCCACAAGGCAAAAATCCTTCAAAAACTGTTTCATGCTCCGCGCCTCTCATACTCAAAAAAGTATTTTCCGTATTCCTCTGGCCCGAAGTGAAGCAGCTTTCCAATGCGTTCCATTTCGTCGGCGCGCCACGGAATCCTTTTGTTTATACGGTTCGAAAAGCCGCACTTGGACATGTGCGCCGCCCTCGCAAGCTCCTCGTGGTTATACCCTGCATCCATCATCTTTTTACGCAGTGCTATGTAGTGCATCATTCCTTTTCACCTCCAGTAACCCATAATAAAAAGCCCTGCGGCTACCAATATCCCCGTAAGGATATACAGGGCAGCCCTGTTTTCTTTCGTATAAAAACCTCCCTTGCCAAGACCGGCAAGGAAGTGTTATACTGTCCTTGCGGCCTGTTTGCTACTACCAATCAGGTTCCGCTGCCTCGTCGGTGTTCCAGCACCGGCGGGGCCTTGATTTTAATGTTGTTGTTTCCAGATTTACAAAAGTGGGTGTTTTCACATGCAATTACAAGATATTGCGTCTCAAATTACTGCCACTATCCTTTCTGCCGCTCTCATTGGAATCACACAGCTTTCATATAAAAAATACAAAGAGATAAGCGAGTTCAAAAAAATTATTATCTTTTATTTCATCGAATTGATAACAGGCATTGGCTGTTTGTTACTTTCTTTATCTGGAATTTCCACCATTTCCAGTTCTGTCCGTAGCATGCTTAACATCATTTCCATTGGATGTTTTATCGGAACAACACTTCTTTTTATTCAAGCTATTTTTGCGCTTGATAAAATTCAAAGCGTCCTTAACGACTTGAATAAAGAGCTCGGCAGCACAAATCACCAAAAACCACTTGGCCCAAAATAACCATTCCAATTTTTCTCCCCCCCAGCCGCCTTCGGGCGGCTTATTTTTTGCTTCGCCTTTGCATTAAGTACAATTTATTGGACTTTAATTGTGATACCCTGTAGACAAAGGAAAATATTTCCGGCTATCTCATCATTTCATCTACCGTTTTCCCGAAATAAGATGCCACCGCATAAGCGTGTTCAAGAAGAGGACGCCTTCCATCTCTCCAATTCTGTACAGTAGTACAATGGACGCCAATTTCTTTAGACAATCTGTAGTTAGTAACCCCCCGTTCTTTTTGCAATTTAACCAAATTTTCAGAAAAAGACAAAAAAACACCTCCCTTCTATTGACAATATTAGATTATAATGATAGTCTAATATCGTAGATTATTAGAGCAGCAAAAGCAATTTTATCCTGTGTAAAGGTGCCTTTGGTGCCCGCTTTTGTCTTATCACATGCTCTAGTATAGTCTAATTAATTCTATTTGTCAACAATTATTAGATTAAATTAGATTAAAAATAAAGGGCGGTTTTTTATGAACTTTGCAC